GTTCATTTGATATCGTTAAGAAAAGCACCGGTGAACAAGTCGCGCATTGGTTTGGTCATTTAGATGTTGAGATGTTTGCCTCTCTCGTGCGTCATGTCGGCCATATGTATAACACCGCCTTTGTTGGTCCTGAGCGAAACAATCATGGCCATGCGTTCTTACAAAAATTCCGCGATATCTATCCTGTTCGTCATATCTATCAAGAACAATACCTTGACCGTGATAACGATAATGACACTCCCAAATTAGGTTGGTTAACAACAAAACAATCTAAACCCATCATCATTGAAGGGTTAAAAGAACTGTTACGCACTCAAACAAGTGGTATTCGTTGGATAGGCACTATCTCTGAACTTAATGCTTACGTGTATGACAGCAAAGGTGCAATGAATGCTCAAGTGGGCTGTTATGACGATCAACTGATTAGCTATGCTATTGCCCAAGAAATGCGAGCACGCATGCCAAAGCGCGTTAAATCTGATGATAACCAGCCAGTAAAAGATAAACATTGGATGACCTATTAATGAAAGTAGACCAAAGTAAACTGCTCGACATCATGTCTGATATTGATGGCCAACCAGATTGGCGTTCTGCTGCAAACAAAGCCGATGCTTATTACGATGATGATCAACTTGAGGCTGAAGTATTAAAAACGCTGAAAGAACGAGGTCAACCAATCACTGTTCAAAACTTAATAAAGCCTGCTGTTAATGCCGTTCTGGGTATGGAAGCAAAAACACGTACTGATTTATTGGTCATGGCTGATGATCTCGATGATGAGATGGAAGAGTTAGCTGAGGCATTGAATGCTGAATTTACTGATGCTTGTCGGCTTGGAAAATTAGATAAAGCCCGTTCAGATGCTTATGCTTCACAACTCAAAGCGGGCATTGGTTGGGTTGAGTGCTTTCGTAACCCGGACCCTTTTGGTGCTAAGTATAAAATCCAAAATGTGCCACGTGATGAGGTCTATTGGGATTGGTTAGCAAAGCAACATGACTTATCAGATGCAAGATGGTTAATGCGTTATCGTTGGATTGATATGGATGAACTGATAACCATGGTACCTAATAAGCGCGTCATCATTGAGCAGGCGGTAAATTCATGGAATAACTTTGTCGATGTCGATCATATCGCAGGTTTAGACCCTCAGCTGCAAAGTGGCTACAAAGAATACAGCACCTGGACTCGCAGTGAATCTGAATGGTTAAGCCAAAACCGTAAACGTATTCGGCTACAAGTGATTTATTACCGCAATTTTGAGCGTAAACCTGTAATTGAACTCTCTGATGGTCGAGTAATTGAGTATCAATCGAATAATGTTGCTCACGTCACTGCTGTCGGAATGGAGAAAGTACAGCTTCGCATGGCGCAAGTTAATCGTATTAGTGAAAGTTGGTATGCAGGACCTCATCATTTAGGGGATAAAGAATGCTCTGCACCACAAGGCATGTGGCCACTGATTCCTTTCTTTGGATACCGTAAAGCCTCATCAGGTGAACCTTATGGCATTGTTGCTTCATCAATCAGTGCACAAGATGAAGTGAATTTCCGTCGCAGTAAACTCACGCAGTTATTACAGTCACCATTGATTATCATGGATGAAGATGCGACTAACATGAGTACTCAAAAGGTTATTGAAGAAATTGATAAGCGGGGTGTGGTAAAGCTAAATCCAAACAGACGTAATCAAAAGACAATGGCAGAAGTGTTCCAAATCAATCGAGATACAGAAGTCTCAAGCCAACAGTTCACTGTCATGCAAGACTCTATGCGGCATATACAAGATGTTATGGGGGTTTCACCATCTTTTCTTGGTCAAGATGATAGTGCTAAGAGTGGCATTGCCATTGCTAATATCGTTGAACAAGGTGCAACAACACTGGCTGAAATTAACGATAATTATCGATTCTCGTGTCAGTTAGTAGGAGAACTCATTCTTGGTTATGTCATTGAAGATTTGAAGAATAAGCGTAATAAGAAGGTTGTCGTTAATCGTGATGACAAGATGAAGCGCAAAGCGGTTGTTATCAATGAAGAAACACCAGATGGAATGAACAATGATATATCGCGTTTACGCTCTCACATTGCTCTAGCTCCTGTTCAACAAACATCGGCTTATAAGTCTCAACTTGCTGAACGTATGATGCAGATGACCTCACAATTACCTCCTGAAGTGCAAAGTGCAGTGATTGACTTGGTACTTGAATTAAGTGATGTTCCAAATAAAGCTGAGTTTATGGAACGTGTTCGTGGTGCATTAGGTGTTAGTAAAGATGTTGAAGATATGACGCCAGAAGAACAACAAGCAGCAGAGGCTCAGGCGCAGCAGCAACAAGAACAGCAAGCGTTAATGATGAGAGAGCTTGCGGCTAAAGTCGGCAAGCTTGAAGCTGAAGCTCAACGGACGGCAGCACTTGCTAATAAAGAGAGTGTAGTTGCCGACAGTCAACGTTATACCAATGCAAAAACCCTCGCTGAAACAGGTAAGATATTAACTGAAATGGAAAAAGTAAGTGGTGAAGTTGAGCAAGTTAAGCAGGATATGTTAGTTAATCTTCAACAGCAGATTGATACGCTAGAGATATAAAACCATTAAATGTGACAATAAGAATATTTACTCTAATAAATATGTAGTATAAGTATGGTGTAATATAAAACAAGATGTGTAGAAGCAATATAAATACTACATGGATGTAGATATAACTATAGAATTCCCCCTCTATTTTAATGGTAGTGGTTGTCTTGACTCTACCTGAATCTAATATACTCTGATTCTATTATCTAAAGCCACACCCGAAAGGGATGTGGCTTTTTTATTAGCTACTTATATTGATAATAAGAATATTTACTCTAATAGATATGGAGTATAAATATACTTCAATATGAGAGATATTGTTGATGGAAATAAATAACCACATGGATGTGGATATGAGTAATGGACTTCGCCAGATCTTTACTCTTTATAATGGCATTAGTCATCTTTACAACCCCAGAATCAAGATACGCTGGTACCATTGTTTAAAGTCACACCCGAAAGGATGTGGCTTTTTTTTATGCCTGTTTTTGGGGATAAGGGTTTTGTTTAAAGTCTTTATCCGCACAGACAGCGATACGTCTACAACCGGAGAAGTTAACCTATGACGATTGAAATTACAGGTAATGAAACACTCGATGAGCTAGAAGCAATTTTGGATAGTCTTGATGATGCCGAAGTGGTTGACGAACCATTGCTAGCAGCACCAGAGCCCGTTGTTGCCGAAGTAGCATCAACTGTACCAGCAGTAGCACCATTAGAAGGCGATACGAACGTAGCTCCGCCAACTACGGATGATGTGATTGTTGATCAGAGTGAAGAACAGCCCGAGAAGAAAGTCATTGTCGCCAAAGATGGTGAACACACTATCCCATACGATGTGTTGGAAGCTGAGCGTCGAGAGTCCGAACGTTTGCGTCAACAGATTGCCGACATGAAACAGAAGCAGCCAGAGTATGAACAGCAAAGTCGTTTACTTGAATTGCGCGATAAGCAATTACAGAAGTTGGGTGTTGATCTTGATGACTTACCTGAAAATTTAACCGTCAACGATAAGCAAATCGATGATTTACGCGAGAACTATCCTGAGTTAGCCCCGTTCATTACAAGCCTGATGGCAAAGATTGATGCTGTTACTGCTAACACAGCACCTGATACTGATGCATCAACCAGTAACCCTGTATTAGATGATATTAAATCCAATACTGACTTGAATGGTTGGATGGATGAGAAAGGTGATAAATGGGCTCTTGCGCTCGATATTGATGATCGTTTATTAGCCGATCCAACGTGGTCAGAAAAGCCACAGCGTGAACGTTTTGAAGAGGTAGTTCGTCGAACGAAAGCTGCGTTTGGAGAAACATTATCGATGCCTGAATCAGTGCCAGTAATTGAACCTGTCATTGAGCCAGTCGTTGATACACAAGTTCGTGAGGTGGCAGAACAAAAAGAGAAAGCCGCATCGGAATCTTTACCCGAGAGTCCGTCACTTGTAGGCGCATCCAACCAACATCAGGGAACGGTATTGCAACAAGCAGTTAATATGAACAATGCTGATTTGCAAAACTTGATGTCGACAATGACACCTGATCAAATTGATGCGCTCTTAGATCAAGCTGATTATTAATTATCAGTTTATGACATACCTAAACCCGCCTTAGTGCGGGTTTTTCTGTTTCTAGGAGTTGCTATGACAACTATAACGCCTGCGCAGGCGAAACATTTACAAGAAGTTGCGCTGTTTACTGCAGCTAACCGAAATCGCAGCTTTGTGAATATGCTGACGGAAGAAGCACCGAAGCAAGTTATGGGCGATAAGAAAGGTAATACACAAACATCGGCCCATGCCCCGATTGTACGTATCTCAGATTTAACTAAACAGGCGGGTGAATCTGTTGATATGCAGATCATTCATAAACTTTCCAAACGCCCAACAATGGGAGATAAGAAGTTAGAAGGTCGTGGTGAGAACCTTGAGTTTTCAAGCTTTGAATTAAAAATCAATCAAGGCCGTCATATGGTTGATGCTGGTGGCAAAATGAGCCAGCAACGAACAACGCATCAGATTCGTAAAGCAGGGCGTACTTTGCTCGGTCCTTATTTTAATGACTTGCAAGATCAAGCCGCTACTATTCATTTAGCTGGTGCGCGTGGCGATTACTTTGATGATGACATTATCGTGCCGCTTGAAGGTCACAATGAATACAGTGATATTTTAGTTAACGATATTTTGCCACCCACCTATGACCGTCATTTCTTTGGTGGGGACGCAACATCATTTGAAGGTCTCGATTCTGCAGATATTTTCAATATGGATACTGTGGATAGTCTCAGTCTTTATCTCGAAGAAATGGCACATCCCTTACAGCCGATTCGTTTTGGTGCCGATGAATTAGCCGGCGATGAGCCTTTCTATTTACTCGAAGTAACGCCTCGCCAGTGGGCAACATGGCAAAAAACATCGAGTTATAAGGATTGGCAACAGTTAACTGCATCAGCACTTAATCGTAGTCGTAATTTCCGTCATCCTGTTTTTGCAGGTGAATGTGCAATGCGCGGCAATATCTTAGTACGTAAATACAAAGGGATGCCAATTCGTTTCAACCAGGGTTCTGCTGTGAAAGTATCAAATAATGATAATGGAGCAACAGTTAAACAAGTTGAAGCAAGAACCACTATTGATCGGGCCATTCTTTTAGGTGGTCAGGCATTGGCTAATGCATGGGGTTCAACCTCAAGCGGTAACCAATTTAAATACACAGAGAAAAAGGTGGACCACGATAACGGTACGGAAATTTCTATCGCATGGATGAATGGTCTTAAAAAGATCCGCTTTGCTGACAAGAACGGGCGTATTAATGACCATGGCGTTATCGCACTCGATACAGCTGTCACGCTGTAATTCATTCACCACAAGAGAGATTTGTTATGGCTAAAGTTATCGCACAAACCATGCGAGATACAGTGTATGCAGGTGCTGCCGGTAATCTGAGTATTGCCTTTGGTAAGATTGATGTAAAAGCGGCGGCTGTTGATACTGAAATTGAAACGCTTGAATTACCGATTGGTTTAGAGATCGTAGGTGTTCGAGTGGCAACTGAAGCAGGTTTAGGTATTGGTGTAACTGTGGATATTAAATTGAACGCCAAAGTGATTGCATCTGCGGTAAACGTCGCGGCTCAAAGTTCGGTTGTTATTCCTATTCAGCCTTTTTATTTGGTAGAGAAAACGGTGCTTACAGTTGTTGTTAAAGGTGCTGTCGCGACGGGCTCTATATCTGTTATGCCAGAGTATGTATCAGTTGGTTTTTAATTATTAATTAAACGATAAATCAAACGACAGAGAGCGCTCATTATGGGCGCTTTTTTTATGGGGATAACCATGTCAAAGATTAGCATTGCCTATATTGGCGATAAACCATTTAAGAAAGACACGATCACCGGTTCTTTATTAATATTCCCTCAAAATAAGCCTGTAGAGGTAGAAGCTGATATTGCTTACATGCTGCTGCAATATCCAAAAGTATGGGTACGAGAAGAACAAGTTGAATTGATTCAGACTGAACTAAAGATAGAAGCAGATGATAAAGCGCAACAAGAACGTGAGCATCAGGCTCAGCTAGCAGCAGAATCTTATGCTAATAGCATGGTGGTTGAACTGGCTGGGCAATCTATTGATTTATCAAAGATGACGTCAGTCAAACTGGCCACGCTGATTGAAGCGCATGATCTTGCTGTTGATGCAAAAGATGCACAAGAGTCTGTTGATGATTTCCGTTTGCGTGTTCGTAACGCTATTCGAGGATAAGCCAATGGTACCAGTATCTGATTTTGTACCTACATTACGTTTGTTAGTTGATGTGCCTGTCCCTGGTTTGATGGAAACGGCGATTATTAAAGCTGCGCAACAGTTTTGTCGTGATAGCAAAGTATTGGTTAAGATTCGGCAGTTTGATGATGTGTTTGAATATCAGTCAGTATCAGTGATTAGCCCTCAGGTTGGTACTAAAGGAAAAGTGCAATTAAAAGGTGCTGGTATTGTTAATGTCACAAGTAAAGGTGAGGCCTTAACGTCGGGATATGATTTTGATGTCGTTAGTCGAGATGATATTACTTTTAAGGCTGACTTTAGTGATGTGGTGATCACTGCAATGGCTGAGCCTATTATCAATGCAGATCAGCTACCAGAGGTATTATTTCATGATTATGTCGACGGTATCTGTGCTGGTGCTGCGAATCTTCTGCAATTACAGCCAACAACATCATGGTTTAATCCTGATTTAGCGCAATACAATCAACGAGAGTTTATCTCCGCTATCCGTCAAGCTTATCGCTATGCGATAGAACATACACCAGTCCTTGAGCCAGATAATCCTGCTTGTCGTCGGGAGTTCTTCTAATGATTTCAGTCGATATATTATTAACACAGGCAGCGATAGCATTGGTTGATCCTTTGTTTGTTCGTTGGCAAAAGCCAGAATTACTTTATTACCTTAATGAAGCCCTGAATGCGGTGATCACTTATAAGCCAAATGCTGTTGTTGCACGTGTCAATATTGAAGCAAGAGGCAATCCCGTTGCGTTGCCTGATGATGCACATATGTTGTTATCCGTTGAACAAATTGGCGCAGTACGAGGACAGTTCACGCCAATGGAAACGTTAAATCGTTTTTATCCAGACTGGCGAACGAGCCAAGGTGAGCCAAAATGTTGGACTAAAGCTGCTGATGAACTGACATGGTTTTGGTTATATCCAACACCTGATAAAGCAACGGTTATTGATGTTCAATATAGTCAGCTGTTAACAGCAACTGAAGGTGGTGAGCTTCGTATGGCAATTACCTATAGTGGTATGTTGCTTGATTTCATGTTGTATCGTGCCTTTAGTAAGGATGCTGAAAATGCCAGTGAAGCGCAGAAAGCTGCTACACACTACCAAGTATTTAATGCAGCACTAACAGGGAAGGTCACAACGGATCGGGTGAAGCAACAAGTATTAAAACAAGCAGCGATGGAGTAGCCCATGATTGTCTTTGGTATTCTTCGTGATTTAGCAAATAGACCTATCGCGAATGGGTTATTACAAATAGTAGCAACCAGTACGACGAACTCAGTATTCATTGGCTCTAGTGTATACATGAAAGCGAATAGTCGAGGATATTATCAGTTTGAATTATTACCAGGCACATACTCGTTATATGTACAGCCAAGTAAACAAAGCGACGTTGAATATTTAGGTGAAACCGTTGTTACTGATGAAATGCCTGATGGTTCATTAAATAGCCTTGTGGATATTACGGTACCCATATTACCTAAATTGGTACAACAAACGATGGATGCAGCAAATCAAGCTGCATTATCTGCAAGTAATATTGAAAGAAACATTGAACGCACTAATGTACTTGTCATACAAACAAGCAATAAAGCGAAGGAAGTTAAAGATAATCTTCGGCAAATGAATGTATTAGTACAGACGGCTACTGGTAATGTAGAGCGAATCAAAGAAACTTTGAATCGTTCACAACAAATAAAGGATGATACGTTAGGGTTATATAATGCTGCTTGTATTATTCAAAGTGATATTGAACAGACTCATCAACAGGTATTAACGTTAAAAAATAGAGCTAAAAATTTTAGTGTTAGCGCCGCTGCATCTTTACAAAAAGCGAAAGTTGCTGCTGATATGGCGAGCTTAAGCGAACAAAGCACGATAGTAAAAGCTCAACAAGCCTTTGATTTTTCAATGTTAGCTAAGCAATATAGAGATGAAGCGTTAGAAAGTGTCCATCAGTCTCAAGATATATTGCAGCAGTTTGAATCGTTCCGTGTTTTCTTTAATGAAAAATATAGTGATATTGTCCAGATTGAAGCACAAATCGATACGCATGTTATTAATGCTAATCTCAGTCAACAAGCGTCAAGACAGTCTCAATTAACGGCAAAGAAGAGCGAAGATAACGCTTTAGAAAGCGCCCAACAAGCCGTTCTAGAAGTTGAACGAGCGAAAGCTATTATACGTATTGATATTGTTAATGCAGCCAAAAGCCAAGCGAATAGATCTTACCAAGAAGCAGAACGAGCACAATCATCCGCTCAGTTATCACAAACAGCTAAAGAGTCCGCTCAACAATCTGTAAATAATGCATTAGCAATAAAACAGCAAGTGTCAGAACGTATTGCTGATGTTGAGTTGTTACAACAACATGTTCAAGAGCAAGTTGATATATCTGCTCGTCAAATTGAGTTGGCGCAACATAGTGTGGTAATGGCTAGTGAAAATGTGGTAGTAACAACTGAAAAAGCGAATATAGCAACACAGCAAGCAGGTATTGCAGAGCAACAAGCCGTGAATGCATTGGAAAGCGCAAATAATGCAGAGGTCAGTGCACATTTAGCTCAAGTAAGTGCAGATGTAGCGACAGAAAAATCGGATGTCTCGATAGAAAAATCAATCAGTGTCGCATTAGGATTATCCCAAACATTAATCGCAAAAGAAGCTGCAATTGAAGCTGCTAGACGTGCAGAGCTTGCCGCGGCTAGCTTATCAGGAGCTATGTTAGAACAGGGCGGGATCGATTTATCAAATGGTGTTACGCCTGAGCCTTTAGTTGATATTAATGGGGCTAAAAGAGCATGCTTTTGGAAAGTGACCGTTGCTGGAACTGTGAATGGTATAGAGTATGGCGTTGACGATTCGTTAGTCTATTCAGCGAGTATGGATACCTATTATAAAATTGATAATACTGAAAGTGTGACCTCGATTAATGGTCAGCGTGGCGTGGTGGTGCTAAGTAAGAACGATGTAGGCTTAGAACATGTTCCCAATATAGCGCATACTGTTGAAGCTAATGTAAATAGTGTGCCTGTACGTGATAATCATGGTGATATTCAAGCACGCTTATTTTCGTCTAGCTTTAGCAATCAGTCAGAATTTTCAGGAGCATTAGCCTTTCGTATCGATAATGTTTCTGATAGTTATATTCGGTTTTGTTCAAATCAAGGCGCTATTAGACAGTGGCTAGATATGTACTCAAAAGGTGAGTCTGATACACGCTATATTAGTGCACAAGATAGAGATAATTTAGCGTCTAATATATCACCTCAATTTAGCGGTAAGGTGACGATTGAGGGGCTAGAAAATGAAGGTGATACAATATCAGCAATCCAACTTTATGCTAAATCAGACGGCGGTCATGCTCATCCCATTCCAATGATTAATCATAATGATGGATATGATAATGACAGCATGATGTATAAATATAAGAATATATTTGCAGGTTCCATGACATATGAATATCTTAAATCTATATCAATTTCTGTTGATGGAAATGCGAATAAGTACATAAAAATTGCTACTGTTTATATCCCTCAAAATGGCTCAACTGCTGAGATTGAAATTACAGGTGGGAGTGGTTATAACGTCGGTCAGGTTGCACAGTGTGATCATAATCGAATCATTATTCGTTCTGGTAATGGTAACCCTAAAGGTATTAACTGCGTTGTTTATAGCCATTCATCACATGATACGCGCTTTTTTACGCAGATATATACGCATAACAGCGTGCATGATTGGTATGACGTGTATCTATTTGTTGTAAATCCTTACTCTTCTCAATTGATATTTAAGTTCCATGCTTCAAATGGTAGTTACGTTAAAGCTAATTTCATTAGTGAGGCGTTAATTAATTTGCCAGAGTCAAGTCAGAAGGGGCGAATCTATCAATACACTTATACGCAAGATGATATTAACTGAGCTTAATTATCACTATTGATTCAATAAGCGAGTAGTCAATGCTAATTACTATTCCTCTCATGCGTGGTGAAATACCTCGATTAAAATCTCACCTATTACCTAATGAAGCTGCAGTTATTGCTAAAGATTGTTGCTTTGAAAATGGCATTATTCGTCCACTATGTCATGACGCCGTGGTGGCTTCTTTACCACTATCTGCAAAAACTGTATTTAAATATACCGACGAACACTGGTTTCTATGGAATAAGCCCATTGAAGCTATTCATAACCCAATGGCACAAGATGAATGGCAGCGTGTGTACTTTACGGGAGAAAATAAACCTAAAGTGACAGCTCAAGATATAGCGATTGGTGTCGTTAATCCAGCTGCGAGCTATGATTTAGGCGTACCTGCACCAAGCTCTGCACCTGTAATCAACCGGATAGATAGTTCAACTGGCAGTGAGCCTGAAGAAGGACAGGTTGATATTTTTGATGATGAAACCCGATTCTATATTCAAACATTTGTGACACGTTTTGGTGAAGAAGGTGCACCATCAAAACCAAGTACAGAGCTATTAATAGAAAAGCCGGGCTCCACTATTTATGTCGGGTTATCTCGCCTTACTGTTAATACGCACAATATTACCCATACTCGCTTATATCGGACAGTGACGAGTAGTGTCAGTGCCGAATACATGCTTGTTGCTGAACTCCCGATTGCACAAACTGAATATATTGATAGTACTGCAACGCTTAATGCACCTATTTTAGAAACATGGCAGTACGATGTTCCTGATGAAAATATGCGTGGCCTTTGCGTTATGGCCAATGGAATCTGTGCCGGCTTTGCAGGTAATGAAGTGATGTTCTCAGAAGCATTCTTACCTTATGCATGGCCTAAACAATATCGAGGGACAACAGAGCATCAGATAGTGGGTATTGCAGCTATCGGTACGAGCTTAGTCGTTGTGACTAAAGGGTATCCCTATATCTTTAGTGGTGTTACACCAAGTGCGATTAATGGCACTAAAATAGGTAGTGAACAAGCCTGCGTCAGTAATGAATCAATAGCCGTTATTAATGGTGTGGTTATTTATGCCTCTCCTGATGGTCTTGTTGCGATAGGCTCTGATGGTGCAATAACGATTACAGATCAATTGATGACACGACGACAGTGGCAAACAAAGCAGCCTCACACAATAAAAGCATGGGCCTCAGAAGGTATGTACATTGCTTTGTATAGTAGTGGTGGGTTTATCTTTGATCCTGTATCTCAAGATTTTCGTGAGCTATCCAATCGATGGGATTGTGCTTATGAGGATTTAGAACGAGATCAATTAGTGATAGTCCAAGACAGTGAAATGCGTCTTTGGCAAGGGGGTGATAACTACTTGTCAGGGCTGTGGCGGAGTAAAGTTTTCCAATTACCAGTGGATTCATTAATGTCATGTGCGCGAGTGGTATCAACGGAGGTTTACCAATTGTCTTTGAAGATTTTTGGTGATGGTAAGTTGGTCTATTCTTTAAGCGAAGGTGAGATACCTCATAACGGTTTTAGGTTACCTGCTATTCGCGCAACAACGTGGCAAATTGAAGTCAGTGGTCGTGCAGAAGTTGAACGCTTGATGGTGGCGAGTTCTATGCAGGAGCTAATGTAATGGTTTCCTCAAAATCTGGTTTTCGTGGTGGTCGTGATAATGCGGCAATACAAGAAAATATGGAGTTATTAACAGGGCAACGAGGGAGTGGATTAGATCGTGCCATCACAATGCGAGAGCTTGCTAGCTTAGGTTTAATTAACATTACTAGAAATAGTAATGGAGCCATTATTCCTAAACCTATACCACCTTTAAAGCCAGATATTAATCTGCCTGTTGATATTCCTCATTCACCGGTTAGTTTTGCTGCTTTAGGCGGGTTTGGTGCCATTATGTTGGAATGGGAAATTCCAACCTTTAATGGTTTTTCTTACGCTGAATTGTGGCGAGCAATACCTAATACTGATGGTTCAGCTCCCTCAATAGAACAAGCTGTACTTATTGCAACAACGCCTGCAACTGTATTTGGTGATGTTGTTGATCCTGGTTCTACATTTTATTATTGGTGTCGGTTCGTTAATATCAATGATATTGCTGGGCCATACAATAATGTTGATGGGCTCAAAGTTAGTACAAATAGTAATATATCAGACATTATCAATGATATTGGCGAGCAGATGAAAGAATCTGATTTGATTAAAGCATTGAATGAAAAAGGTACGGAAGCATACCAAAAATTATGGGCTCAAAAAGTTCAAGCCGGTGATATCACAGCAGGAATTGGCATTATTGCAAAAGAAGACGGCACTTCTCAAGTGGCTATTTCTGCTTCTCAATTTTTTGTCTTTGACCCACAAAAGGCAGATAGCCATATCCAGCCACTTTTTGCGATTGATAACGGCAATGTCATTATTCCTAAAGCATTTATTGAAAAAGCAACGATTCAAATATTAAACGCACAAACGATTATCGCTGATAGTGTTAAGGCTGGTATTGAGATCAGTTCCCCTCAAATTAATGGCGGATATATTACTGGTGGATGGGCAGGCTTTGGTCCTGGTGGTTCGTATGATGGTTATCATACATACATAACCGCGAATGGTGTTATTTATACCGATAATCTCATTGCGAGTAATGGCATATTTAACGGTACCGTCAATGCAAATGCGGGTACGTTCAATAACGTATTGATTAATAGTAACTGTACTGTTCTTGGTACAATCTATGCGAATAGGATTGTAGGTGATACTTATGGGCTTGCCTTAGTCAATTCAAATTCCGTTATTGGCTCGAATCGAGGTACTTGGCAGGTAGCAACATTACATGTTGAGCCTGAACCACTTGAAAAATGGCTGCAAGTATCAAACCTGACGGGAACTATGGAAGGTAATGTTGGTGAATTTCGTTGGTATGTCGAATGGCATAAAGATAGTCATTCTGGGCCAGTGGTCTATCGCAAGGAGGATAAGGTGTATGCTCATGGTACAGGAACATCACGCGCTACGGTGTCTGGTAACTGTCGCTTCAGAGTTCCTGCAAACACAAATGCTCGTTATTATTGCATCATGTACACAAGCGAATACGTAAATTGGAATTTTGAAACAAGAGAGGTTGAATATACTTCTTATGTAGAAAGTCGTTATCTGACAGCGTAAAAGTATGTATTTTAATTAGTCCCCTGAAATATCTTGATACTAATTTACAGACCAAAAAATAAGGTGTTATGAACATAGCTAAACAAAACTGGCAACAGTATCGGGATAAATTACTTCCCATTATCCAAACCACTGAAAAGCGGAATTCGCATTTGTTTAGTGACGAAATCGACAAAGCCCTATCTTCTGGTAGGGCTTTTTTATTTGTGGGTGAGGATGGTTTTTTTGTATTGCAGCCGTTGTCTGAAAATAGCGTAATGACAGTGAATGTGATGTTTGCCTTTAACTGGGGTGGCAATGCTATTGAACGTTATCAAAATATGATTGAGCAGTTGTCTCGTGAAATAGGCGCAACAGAATTAGAGTTATATACCGTTGTGGAAAGCTTAGTTCCTTTGCTTGAACAGCAAGATTGGCAATTAACCAATGGTGATAGAGTTATGCATTTTACCAAACCATTGTAAGGAGTTGATATGGGCGGAGGGGGCAAAAATAAAGTAGAAGAAACAACAGCACAAAAATCAGCAGCAGAAGTTGCTAATCGACAATGGGATATTTATAAAAACGATTTAAAAGGCTTTGAAGATACTTTCATTCAACGTGTTGATAATTATAACTCGTCATCGAATATGGCTAAAACAAAACAAGATACGGGGTTGGCCTATGCTAAAAGTTTCAGTGATTCTCGTAGTGCAGCTAATAAGCAATTAACTGCTTCAGGTATTGATCCAAGCAGTAGTAAATATCAACGAACGATGGCTGATATATCTTCAGAACAAGCGATAGAGCAAGCTGATACGATCAATCGAGCTCAAACTGCTGAACAAGATAAGTATATGGCTGGTCTACAGGATGTTACTGCTATTGGTATGGGACAAAAATCTGACTCATTAGCGGGTATGGGAGATGTTGAAACAGCGAGTATGCGTAAAGCATCTTCTGATGCTCAAAATGCTTTCAATCGCAGATCTGCGAATAATCAATTAATGGGTACGGTTACTGGGGTTGGAGTCTCTGCAGGTTTGCGAGAAGTCGGCAGCATGTCATCAGGTTCCAGTATGGACGGTATCTCGTCGATGAAATCGAGATCTACTTATGATCATGAAACGAATCCATTTGGCACCATGCTTTCTTAAGGAGTAAATGATGGGGATTGCCGCAGACACTTATGCAAACTTAACCCGCCAGATGTATGACGATTGGGAGCAACGTTTTTATCCTAAACAAAAAGAGTTATTGGAAAAAGCATCAACAGGTCAATTAGCATCAGAACAATTGTCACGAGTTGATAGCAATATGCAAAGTTCTTTACGTGCCGCAACTCAATCGAATATTAATAATATGGCCAGATTTGGTGTTGCCGCAGAGCCAGATGTTAATACGGAAGCAAGGCAAGCATTGGGCATTGCGGGAGCTAAAAATGCTATTCGCAACCATGCAGAAGAACGGTCAATGTCAATTCTATCTGGAGCAAACATGGGATTGCGACAAAAAATGAATGTTGGCGGAGGAATGTAATGTCATACAGTATTTTATCTTTAGGCAGTGATACACGTAAGCAAGCATTGTCTGGTTTACGAAATGCTGCCGATCGTGAAGAACAAATGGAAAGGACTAATAAGCAACTTAAAACAGCTGAAAAAACACAAACAATGGGCGCTATTGGATCTGGGGCTGCAATAGGTACTGCAATCATGCCTGGCATTGGTACGGCTATTGGAGCTGTGGGTGGTTTGATTATTGGTGAGTTATTTTAAGGTGTAGTTATGAGCTTAGACACTCGTGGTTTTATGGATGGAGCGTTACGTGGTTTTGATTTAATGGAACGTCGTTACGAGAGCCAAGATAGAAAAGAAGATAGACAACGCAGTTTACGTCAAGCTGATGAGGATAGAGTTGAAAATAAACGTCGATATACCGACAGTGTTGAACGGCAGGATCAGCTCGCTCGACAAAATCGAAGAGAAAGTCGTGATGAAGCAGCAGAACAATCCCGAATTGAATACAATAATACGCGCACTTCACAGCTAAAACGTCAGCAATTTCTTAGTGATAATGCTGTGCTATTGGATGCAGGGTGGCAGAAGTTTCAGCAAACAGGTGAACTAGATTCAATTTTCGATGATCCTCATGTTAAAGGTGGCGCTTATGATATTCGTCGTTATACACCTCAGTTATTAACATCATTTAAGAATGTTGAAGCTAAGATGCCGAGAGTACTTTCAGGTGAGCTAAGTGCTGATAGTTTAGTGGATGATTTAGACGCTATCTATCGACCTAATTTGAATGCAGCGGTGGGTTCTAAAGATGCGTCAGGTAAAGTTATAGCTTCAACTAAACTCGCTCGAGTTACTCAACAAGCTGATATTGACCCTGATCGTGAAGGTGAACAGCCAGGTTTAGTTCTTGGCATGGAAGTCTTCTATGAGGATGGGAGTTCTGGAGGGATTAGACCTGTTACGAAAAATCGTTCTACCGATAAAGATGATGGTGTTATGGTGATCCCACTTGAATCTGCAATGAAGGATTTAACGGGGCAAATGAACATGGCGCGTAAAGCCTCGTCCTCTCAGTATTATAATAAGTTGTTTAAGCCTCAAGACAGTAAAACCTCGCATGAATTTGAAAAAGAATACCGTAAGGCTGTGAATGATGTTTATAGCAATAGTGAAAAGGCTAAAGCGAAATTATTAGAGAGCGCTGGTGGCATGATGACACCTGAACTTAAACAACAAATAGAAAGTATTGATGATCAAGTAAAAACACGACTAGAGCAAGTTGATGCTCTTTATAATAAGCAGGGAAATAAGCGTCAAAATACCGATATTGATAAGTCTCAACCCGCTTATAAAGCATGGGCTACAGATGCTAACAAGCAAGCTTTTATTGAGGCATTAAGTAAACGAGGCGAAGACATGTCAAAAGCTACACCAGAAATACTTGATGCTGCGTATACCTCGCTAATGAATAATAAAAAGAAAGAGCAATTTGCTACTGATGCTGAGTCGTTACGGATGCGTTATTACAGCGCAGTTAAATAGATCTTAATGATGGTTGTTATTTTTGCACTTATAAGGGGGGATTAAGTCTTGCAAGTCGTGTTATTGAATTAATATTCAGAAGGTATTTTGTGCGTTTTTTGTATATGAATAACACAATATGTGGTTACTTTGTTTTTAAAATAGTTTATATGTATATCATCAGTGTATCTTGAGTTTCTTTTTGTTATGAAAAAAGCATTAAATATTGATGTTAACTTAGCGGCTAGAGAAAGAATTCAACTAATTTTAAGTAATTTCCCCCATTTTTATATCTCTTTTTCTGGCGGTAAGGATTCAGGCGTTTTACTCAATCTAGTAATAGAAGAGGCTCGACGGCTTGGTCGACTACCTATTGATGTTCTTATTATTGATTTAGAAGCGCAATATAGCCATACGATTGATTATTTATATCGAATGGTTGAGCGTAATGAAATCACCCCCTATTGGATATGCCTTCCTCTAAGCTTGCGTAATGCAGCGTCTCAGTTTCAGCCTAAATGGATTTGTTGGAACCCTGATGATGAAGATCGTTGGCTTCGTCCATTACCGACACATTATTCAGTGATTAGTGATATAAATTTTTTCCCGTTTTTTAAACTAGGAATGGAATTTGAAGAGTTTGTTATCGAATTTAGTCTTTGGTATCAAAATCTTAAAAAAACAAGATGTGCTTGCTTAGTTGCAATACGAGCTGATGAATCTCTTAATCGTTATCGCACCGTTAAGAATGAAAAGAAAAGAACCTTCGGTGGAATTCGATGGACAACACAGCTTAGTGAGCATGTGTATAACGCTTATCCTATTTATGATTGGCATGTTAATGATATTTGGACCGCGAATGGTAAATTTGGTTGGGATTATAATTTGATTTATGACCTGATGAATTTAGCGGGTGTTAGTCTATCTCAACAGCGATTGTGCCAGCCATTTGGAGATGATCAACGTAAAGGTTTATGGCTATATCAAATATTGGAACCACAGACGTGGCAAAGACTTGTTGAACGTGTAGAAGGGTGTAATTTCGGGGCACGTTATAGCAAAAAGCAGGGACATATTGTTGGGTATTATAAATTTGACCTTCCAGAAGGTTATACCTATAAGCAATACAGTAAGTATTTATTGAATAGTATGCCTCCTCATTTATCTGAACATTATCGATCTCGTATCTTCAAGTTTTTAGTCTGGTGGCGAAATAATGGTAAGAAATTTGGTGTGGTAAATATTCCCGATTTTGCTGATAAAAAATTAGAATCACAAAAAGCCATACCTAGCTGGAGACGTATTTGTAAAGTGTTAATCAAAAATGATTATTGGTGTAGAGGATTATCATTTAGTCAAAATAAAAAAATCACCAATCACTACATTCAATTATATAACGATTATTTTTTGACGAGGCGATAATGAGTACGACAAGTAATTTTATCCAGCTGCTCAAGGCATTGAATGAATTAGATATTTCTGAGTTATTAGAATTATCAGTTGAAGAAAGGGTTGATATTTTTAATCAACTGTCTGATATATCAGCGAAAATAGTTGAATTTAAGCATCCAACACTTAATGTTAAATTGATAGATAGCTCACTCGTTAAGGATAATGATTATAATCCCAATAAAGTTGCACCGCCTGAATTTAAACTTCTTAAACATTCAATTGAGAAAGATGGCATAACAATGCCTATTGTTGTTGGGAAATTACCGCAATCTCAAGACTATGTGATCATTGATGGCTATCATCGAAGTCAAATTATTAAAAATGATGATCAAATTAATCAGTCAATCAGTAATTATATCCCTGTTGTTATTTTAGATAAGACTATTGATAACCGTATGTCTTCATCAATTCGACATAATATTGCACGAGGCGTTCATCAGGTTGAGCTTACTTCAAAACTTGTTATTAAATTACGGGATATGAATTGGACAAATGATGATATAAGTCAGGAGTTAGGGATGGATAATGATGAAGTGTTACGCATGCAACAAGTTACGGGTTTAGCAGAAGCTTTCCGTCATAACTCATTCTCTAAAGCATGGGAATAGCACTGAGTCGATATTGATTCTACGATGGGAACTGTACTGAAAAATATTAATTATTTTAATAAGTTTGGCAATACCGCGTTTGAAACGCGGTATTCAATTGGTGCAGGTAGACTCACCGAATACGTTATTTTAAATGAGCAACATGCAACATTACTCATCATTAATGATAGTATCTCGTTGCTAGCCAAAACTTAGCGCATACTGATTACATTATGGAAAACTACACCTAAACCACTGTACCGAAAGGCGCGGTGGTTTTTTTATGCCATTTTTATGAGGTTTACATGAGCGAAAGATTATTAGGCAGCGATATTGATCCTAAAGCGACAGTTCAGGCGCAAACGGATATGACGAATACTGGCGGTGAATATGATTTACCTGAAGGGTTTTCGTTAGCCAACTTTCAGCCTCGTGAAGTGAAAAACCATGAGGTGAGTGTATTTGATGGCGCGAAAGCTTTTGTTAGTGGGGGATTGCGTTCATTAGAAGGGGGAGCTGAGATACAAGATCAAGCGTTGAAGGTTTTAAATGATAAAGTAAACGCTGATGACGGAATGATGTCTAGTATTGCCTCTGCAGTTCAAAATATACCATTAGTTAGGGCGGTAACGGCAACGACACCTTACATAAAAGACACGTTTGGTTCAGCGGCAAAAACAGTAGAAGACAGTTTAAGTGATGATGCCAAAGCAGCGTTACATGAATCACCCGCATGGAAAGAAGGTGATAATTGGAAAGTATCAACGGATCCTGCTGTATGGGGACTGCAGTTCAGCAAATCTATGGGATACATGCTCCCAACACTAGCAAGTGCCCTTGCCACTGGTGGTGCATCGGCAACAGCATTATTACCTAATATCACTAATGCGATGATTCGCTCAGGGGCTAGTGCAACGTTAGCGGCTAAAGCGGCGCCTCTTGCTCTTAATATGTTAATGAAGGCTCCAGCCGTTGGTGTTGGAATTAGTACAGATTTAGGCTCTCAGGGTGTAGATGCGCGTCGTGGTGTGATTGATGCTGATCATAGTCAGTTAATGAAATCTCAGCATTATCAAGACGCTTTTATTGAGATTGATAGCGATCCTAAATATGCCTATTTGTCAGATGGTGAGAAGTTTGCCTTAGCTAAAGAAACTGTCAGTAACCAGGCATCTCGCACCACAATGACAGACCCACGTAATGTTGCAGCCAGTGCAGCAGCAACAATGCTTGGTGATGTGCCTTTAGCCAACGCTGTACTTAAAGGTTTTAAGCATAGTACAGGTGGTTTGCGGGGAGCTTTAGGCGGAACAGCTGAAGGTATTCTTCGAGAAGCACCAATGGAAGCTGTTCAGGAAGGAATACAGCAACGAGTCAGTAATGACGTTTCCAATGAATATCAAGGGACGGATATTGATCCAAACCAAGGTGTTGCAGAAGCAGCTGTTAGTGGTGGTTTGATGGGAGCAGCAATGGGTGGAAGTATGGGCTCTATTGGTGGTTTACGAGGTAAATCTCAAATAGAGTCGATGCCTGATGAGCCTGCACCTGAAATGCCAATAGATACTAATGCTATCAACGTTTCTGCAACCGATGATTTAGCACCAGATAATTCTACAAACACTTATCCTAATGATTTTGAAAATACATCAGCTCAACATCGTCAGCAAGAAACAGGTATCAATGAAACAGTACCAGAGCTAGAAATTGATAATGAAGTTGAGTCTGCACCTGAAAATGATATCACTCTTGATGTAAATCCAGAGTTGGCCACAAGCATATTTAATGAAACAGAGACACAAAACGATTTAGATATCCCTGCTTATTTACGTCAACCGGTAAAGCAGAATGAAATAGTTAGCAGTGCTGATAAGCCTTTACCTGAAACGACAAATACTGACGTAGTTGTTTCAGATTCACGACCTGACGTTATCTATGGTCATGATAAACGAGTAATACAGGATCCAACTATTTATGAAAAGCAGGTTGGTGAGCCCCAATTTGAAGGTGGGATACCTAAGAATAAATTACGCCAATTAAAGTATTTAGCTAATCGGCGTGATGCAAAAATTCCATTAGCTTTACAACCATTGAAAGGTTCTGGTCGTTTTACTCGTCCTGAATATCGTAGCCGATTAGTATCTATTGCTGATGAAGCAACATCATTAGGTAATAGTAAAAGTATTAATGTACAGGTTGATTCAATATCTGATGCAATCACTAAGGTTGGTGGTATTAGCCGAGAGTCAGCACAAGCTGATGGTATTGATCCTGCTGCTTTTAAACGCAATAAGCTTTTCCCTGCTACAAAGGGGCGTACTTTTGATGAATTAGCTGAAGTACTTAATGAACATGGTTACCGAGCACGAGATGGGGGCAAGTTAGATGCTAATGCTGTGCTTGATTTAGTTGATGGTGAGGTGAATAACAGCGAACGTCATTTTAGTCATCAGTCTGACGCGCTTACGGAAACCGACCAAGGTTCTGCTTTACATGACTTGGTACGTGAATACGGTACTGAGCGGGTTCAAACGGCAATAAGTAAGGCATTACAAGGCACTCGTTTAGGTGATCGACAGGCTGAAATCGTCAATGAGGCAATGGATGTTATTGAAGCTGGGCGTATTGAAGAAGCTGGAGGAATTGAAGCACGTCATGCTGAACGAGATAGTCGTCGTGAAGCTAGAGTTGCTAAGCGAAAACAACAGATTGAAAAAATAAGTAACGAACTTGGCTTACCTAGCTGGGTAACCTCAAATCATTTTGCTGATGTTGAAAGTGAATATAACGAAACAGTTGAAAGTGTGCTTGATGATGCGATTAGACAAGCAACGACGATTAACCCAACTGAGACAGAGGCATTAATAGTACGTTATGAGACGGGTAAAATTACAACGGCAGATTTAATTTCACACTTAGGAAAACTAGATTATGACGATAGACAAAAACTCACCGGCATGGAAGACGCTCAATCAACTACCGAAAGAAAGGATCCTGCAGGCATTGAAGAACGGGTTCGCGAAAGGGAAACGACTTTACCAAGCGAATCAGAAACAACAAGAGATAGAACCGAAAATAAAGACATCGTCGATACTCGAGAGCCAGAATCAAAAATAACGTCCATCAATACTCAGGTATCTGATGCAAAAGAGCGGCCTGCTGCTAAAAAAAACGATGCTAATACTTCTGATATCCAAGATGTAGGCGAGAAAATAGGCGGAGCAAAAAAGGACCTTTGGCTGTCTTATAGCAATTCAGTCAAAGGCGATAGTGTCAGTGATATTCAAACATTGCCACTATCTAAAGTATGGCCACATCCTAACTACGAAGCGATGCTAAGCCAAGGAGTGTCATCTGAAGTCTTAAGTTTGTTTAGAGCGATGAGAGATAGCATCAGAGTGAAACCTCGTAGTCAGTATAAGGTGGTGCGATGGTCTCAAAGTGTTCATGCCCTACGAGATGTAGGTATGAAGCTGATGGATGGAACACTTTCAGCAGAACAAGCCCATGCCATGATTAAGCAATCAACCAATCGAGAAGGGCATAAAATTGCTGGTCGAGCTGCACTTTATGATGCTGTCGGACATGCAAATAGTTTATCCAACTTATCTTTAACACAAGGTGAGTACAGCTTATATCAAGGTAAAGAATTTAATCCACCAAAGGTTATTTGGACGGTTGAGCGTGCATCTGGCGGTGGTAATAGTCATTGGCCTCGTACGATTGCCTTTGGAGATAATCAGAAACAAGCTATAGATAAATTTAAACAGCAATATGCTGAATTAATACAACAAAATAAGGTTCAATCTAAAGCTATTTCATTTGATATTTATACTAAGCGAAGTGCAAAGGGTTACTTTATTGGTAAGAAGGTCGGTCGAACTCATATTGATTTAGAGGGGCCATTAGATTCTTTGAGTGAAGCACGTCGAATATTAAATGACGAGAATCAACGACTATCTGAAAAGTTAGCTAAAGAAAAAAATGTACCGGCATCGCGTAACGATGAAAACCAATCGCGCTTAGGTGACGATATACGACAAGGTGGTGATGTTACTGCAGATGATTTTTCAGCAGCATTTGGTTTTCGTGGGGTAGAGTTTGGCAATTGGGTTGATCAAAAGCAACGGCAAGCGATGATCAATGAAGCTTATGACGCCTTGATGGATATGACGGCAGTGCTGGGGATTTCACCTAAGGCTATTTCATTAAATGGTGAATTAGGATTAGCATTTGGTGCGCGAGGGAATGGTGGTCGTGATGCTGCAAAAGCGCATTATGAATCTGGTAAAGTTGTTATTAACTTAACTAAAAAACGAGGTGCAGGATCACTTGGCCATGAATGGTGGCATGCATTAGATAATTACTTTGGTAAATTAGATACCAACGCTAAAGGTAGTCCAAGTGAAGCTATGATGACATCACCATCATACCGTGATCGTCATGATTTACTTGTGCGTGCGCAGATGCGGCATGCTTTTAAAGGTGTAATGGATGCAATTAACCAAGGGGATTTATCAAAACGATCACAACAATTAGATAAAACACGAAGTAAAGATTATTGGTCAACGGCAATTGAAATGAGTGCTCGGTCTTTTGAATCATATTTGATTGCTAAGCTGGCTGATCAAAATGCGCGTAATGACTTTCTTGCTAATATTGTCAGTGAAGATGCTTGGGAAAGTGATGCCAAAGAAAATAGTAATTTAACGAACAGCTATCCTTATCCAAATAAGTCAGAATCACATGTTATTCGTTCTTCTTTTGACCATCTATTTAATACTATTGAAGAGCATGAGTTTGATGATGGCCGTGTCATGTTGTACTCACAACAGGCAATAACGAATACTAATGATCAGCCTCAAGGTATGCCATTGAAACAGGCTGAGCTAGCCGTGAAATCATGGTTACGTCAGTACAACGGCGGCGCGGCTGTTTCCGTTAAAGTAGTACAAACTCAAGCAGAAGCTGAGCAGATATTAGGCGCGTCATTTAACGATTATAAGGTGAATGCGTTTTATGATGAAGTCACCGCATCTGTTGTGGTTGTAGCAGATAACATCACAAATACTAAAGATCTTCGTCAAAAACTACGTCATGAAATTTTAGTGCATCATGGATTACGAGCAGTTGTTGGCGATACTGAGTATGGTCGAATCCTCAAAACAATATATTCAGGGTTAGGTTCTAAACACTTAAAGACCATGGTTTCTGAGTTAGAAAAAAGCTATAGCCGGGATAATTTAAATAACTTTGTTGAAGAGGTGCTGGCGCACGTTGCAGAGAAAGAACGCAATACATTTCAACAATGGTATGACCGTATAGTTGCTGCAATCGCAAGGGTGCTACGTAGAGTCGGCTTAATGTCACCTTCTGATATCACTAAAGCTGAATTACATAATATTGTACAGATACTAATAGATCGCATTAAGTCAGTAAAAGAATGGGCTCCCGATAGCTCACCACCGAGTAATAGTGGTCATGGACACTTATCACGCACGAAGTTTAGTCGCACTTCTTCCAAGAATAATCAGCAATCATCAGCATTTCTAGATGCAGTAGAAAAAGCACGTGCACGCATAAATGGCTCTGCTTCTGATGTTGCTGCTGGTGGTTTTAATATCCCTTCTGAAAACTTTAAATCAACGATGGCGCGTAAATTAGCAGATAAGTTCCAAGTCCTTAAAGAGTTACAACGTAATATTGGTGAGGCTGGCGGTAGTATCAATGAAGATAACGATGCTTACCTTGCAGAAGAACTCTTTCATGGGAAAGCTGAAAATGATTTACGGCTTATGAAAGAGACATTTGTTAAGCCATTGGCCGATAAAATGGCTCAATATGATATTAGCCAGATAAAGCTTGATGAATATTTGATAGCGCGTCATGCCCAAGAGCGTAATGATCATATAGCATCAATTAACGCTAAGTTTCCTGATGGCGGCTCAGGGATGAAGAATGCAGATGCCCAAAGTAAACTGAATGAAATTAGACGTAGTGGTAAGCAAAAACAATATGATGAGTTAGCACATATTGTGGATGCGATGATAGCGCGACAACGAGATGTGTTACGTGATAGTGGCTTAGAATCAGATGAAATGATTGATACCTGGCAATCTCATTACAAACACTACGTACCTTTAAAAGGACTAGCCAAGGATGAGTCATCATTACCACGTACTGGTAAAGGTTTTAGTATTGGCGGTAAAGAGGCTAAAAATGCCATGGGGCGTAAATCGATGGCTGAGTCTCCAAGTAGTCATGCCATTTTAGATTTAACAGAAAAACTTGTACGGGCGCGTAAAAATGAAGTGGGTAATACGTTGCTTAAGTTAGTTCAAGATAACCCGTCTGCAGATTATTGGGAGGTGTTTACTAGCGATAAGCCTGATACATCCCCACAAATTATTGAGCGTAAAAACCCAGATACCGGCAAAAAGGAAAAGGTGGTTGATGATCGTCCAATACCTATGGCTATGATGCCTGATTATTATTTTCCTACCAAAAAAGCTGGCAAGATTTACTACATCAAACTTCATGATCAGCGGTTAATGAAAGCGATGAAGAATATTGGTCCAGATAACAGTAATGGCATTATTCGGGCAATGGCTACATTTAATCGTTTTCTTGCTTCTGTTAATACCAGTTATAACCCTGAGTTTGTCGTGGGGAACTTTGCGCGCGATATTCAAACGGCATTCTTAAATTTATCAGCAGAGCAAACCCGCAATGACGGTAAAATCAAAGGTAAGAACATTGCTAAGCAAGTGATCGTTGATATTAAAAATGCGATGCCTGCGGTATATGCCTCATTGAATAATAAGACATCTAAAACCTCGAAGGGACGTGAATGGCAGAATTACTTTAATGAGTTTATGGAAGATGGCGGTAAAACGGGTTGGTTTGACATGAAGGACGTCGATGGCCAAGCGAAAGATATCGAACGTATAGTTGCTATGGCAAGTGGTTCAACAAAAGGTAAGGCATATAAAGTTTTTGATGCTATCACTGGTTTTGTTGAGAATACCAATGGTGCTATTGAAAATGCAATTCGGTTATCTGCTTATGTGAATGCGCGTAAAGCAGGGATTAGTCGTAAAAAGTCAGCATCATTAGCGAAGAACATGACTGTCAATTTTAACCGTCGAGGTGAAGTAGGTACTACCTTAAATGCAATGTATATGTTTGCTAATGCCTCCATTCAAGGTTCTGCAAACTTTGTGCGCACGATGGTGAGTTTAAATGGTGATGGTAAGCTGAAATGGCAAAATATGAACAAGGCACAGAAGGTAGCTGTTGGTATTGTTGCTGGTTCATTTGCTCTGTCGTTTGCTAACAGAAATGTTGCAGGTGACGATGATGATGGTGAAAATTGGTATGACAAAGTGCCTGATTACGTTAAAGAGCGTAACTTTGTGATCATGAAATCATTAGTCGGTGGCAAGCAAGATGGGTCATATTGGTCAATCCCTATGCCTTATGGTTACAACATCTTTTCTGTTTTAGGTACGAATGTTGAATCTGCAATTAATAGTGACAGTATAAGCCCGATGAAGGCTGTAGGTAATTTAGTATTAGCGACACTCAGTGCTTTTTCACCTATCGGTGTGAGTGAGTCTAAAACAGCATTTGGAACAATAATTAAAAATGCATCACCAACAATAGGAAAGCCTTTTATTGATATTGCTTTGAATGAGAATTTCTTTGGTGGTCAGATTTATAAAGAGAACATGCCATTTGGTATACCGCAACCAAGTAGCTCAATGAGTAAACGAGGTACTGCAGATCATTATAAAGACCTCACGAAATGGCTTAATCAAGTCTCTGGTGGTAGTGAGTATAGATCTGGAGGATTAGATGTTAGTCCTGATGCCATGCAATATATTATTGGTTATATGGGGGGAGCGGCATTACGATTTGCTGATGTAAAGGTTAGCGGCTTAGTTGATAAAGTTGCCGGTGATAACGTCGAAGATAGTAAGGTTGCTTTTTTAAGTCGTATATCAGGTCGAGTAATGCCATATGTTGATCAAAGTAAGTTCTATGAGCGCCGTGATGAATTACTGCAGATAAAAGCAGAATTACAGGTAACGTTTGGCACTAAGCGTAAAGATTTCTTAGATAGTTATGGTAAAAAACTGCGATTACTTCCTATTCTGAAGGTAACTGAAATACAGCTTAAAGCGTTACGCAAACGGCGTAATGCTATTTACTCCCTTCATATCCCATCAAAAGATAAAGATTTACGGTTGAAGAACATTGAACGACAGATGAAGACAGTAATAGATCGGTTTAATCGCCAATACAATGCTTAGAAAGTTGGCTTCATCAAATTGAGCAAAACCCAGTTGAAAGTTCTGCAGTCAATAATGCCTGGTGAAAAGGTAACAGCAGAACAGATTGCCGAGCGTTGTGAGTTGTCGAGTTCGTGGGCCAGTACTTTGTTGAAGATGGTTTGGGAAAGGGGGTATTTGGTGAGAACCGCCTTCATGAGAGAAGGCGGTGGAGTGATTTATATATATATTAAGTAATAATTTACTTGTTTACATTATTTGCGTTTGATGGGTCAGGATTGGCTCTAACATAATCTTCACCATTAATATGAACAACATGATGATTAGGATGCCGGCCATCATTGATTTCATTTACTAATGTTTCTCTACTAACTACACCTCGACCTGGAATTGTATAAGAATCATTTTCACCTTGTGTGCCATCACCATTACCGTGAATATTTTTAGCCATTACAATAACCTCACAATACAAATGAAATGTGAGTATTGTTGCGTATTTGATTCAATGCAATTTGATTTAACGTGATTTGTCTATAACATCAAAAAAGTATTTAAGTCTTTCATAAGAAGACAAATTTATTTTAGATAATATAGTTTCATATTTATCTAGCTGGGAGTAATATTCCGCTTGTTAATTAATGAGTAAGGGAAATTTGAAATGAGCTTTATCGATAATAATTTTATGGTTCATTATGATGGAAATGGTGAACGTATTACTCAGCATCAAATGGATGGTGCACAAGTTTCCCAGAGTATTATGGCTTTAGTTACTCTGTATAATGAATCGTTTAAAGAAGCGAATAAAATATATCGGACTAACATTACATCTCAAGTTTATGTTGAAGGTGGAATGGAACCTGGCTCAATTAAATGGTTAATGCGATTGATTGCTAACGATACGGGATCTCAGATTCAGTTAGAAGAAAATACACCATTAAAAAAAAGAGTTTTACATTCTATTAGTAAAACTATTGAATTAATTAGAAATATGGATTTAAGTACGACAGAACTTGTTATACATGAGAATAGTACTGGTTACTCTATCATCATCGATAATGAGTTAGTTGATATTGATGAGATGCAGTGTGCTATTTTAACTAACGATAAGATAAGAGGAGCTTTAGCTAGTTTAGCCGCCCCACTTGATGGTAATGAGCTTGATACATTAACAATATCATCATTAGATACAACCGTATCTGATTTCAGAATTACAGCAGAAGATCGTCATAAATTTATACAACGGCGGAAGCATACAAAAATTATTGCTGATGGCGAGTTTAGTGGGTTCTATTTTATTGATACTTTATCGTATTCTCCAAATTCAAAATGGTTATTAATTAATAAAGATAATCCTAAAGATAGTATTAATGGATTGATTGTTGATACAATATTTCTAGCTCGAGTATCTGAAAATAAAGAAACTTTTTCGAAAGATGATTTATTAGAGGTCTCAGGTAAATGGTACAAAGAAAAAACTAAACTTACAGGGAAGAGTAAGACTACATACCTTATTACTGATGTTCGACAACATATATCAGCAGGTGATAATCAATGGGAACTTATATCGCAGTAGCTTTTCTTGTGATTGGTGGAGTACTTTTATATTACGTTTGGCCTCTCATAAAATTCAGATTAGAGACTAAAAAAATCCGATTAACTTATGTGAATAAGAATGGGGATAAGAAATCAAAAGTACTCTATTTAAGTAAGAATGATCCTTTATGGGATATTGTAAATAGCCATAAGATAAGTAAGGAGGCTTAAGTGGGATCACCTAAGCCTTCCATCCAAAACTCAGATATGGCAATAGCAAGTTCTTGTTGTGCTGTTTTAGGGTATATAGCGCTTCAGTGTTTAAAATTGTTACCAGATGGACATTATTTAAAAGTTATTTTTAGCGATGAGACTCTATTGGTACCATTAAGTGCAATTGTTACATCAGTTCTTACCTTTGGACTTAGTCGGTTAAAGTATTATGTGGAGCGTCGACAATATCGTTTAGAGTATCTGGATAAATTAAATACTTTTGATGAATTGATAGCAGCAGCTAAAACTGAAGAGAGTAGAGCTAATTTAGAAGCAAAGAAAGATGAATTATTAAATCAAAAGGCTGATGAATTATTAAAAAAAGCAACCAGTGCAGATTTCGAGGTAATAAAAGGTTAGGTTCTTCTGACCGCTCAGAAACCTCAAACGAGTCAGACTCTCGGGAAATAAAAATTTTCGGGCCTTCTTAGCCACCACCACCGAGGTTGGTGATTTAGACCATTTTCGGTGGTGAAGGGCTGAGCGTGATGCGTAACGCTTATCTTAAATATAATTTACTTGCCATCATCCGTTTAGCCATAAACGGCTAAATTCTAACAATTAGCCAGATATGGCTAAATTACGAAAGAAAATTATGGCTAATATGAATCAACTCTATTTAATTGTATTAATGAGTAAGTAATTACACATTAAAGTGTTTAACTCTGATTAATATGTACTAAATTACACATTAATCAAAAAGAGCCTTAAGAGTTTCAGGTGAAGAAGGAATTAGCCCAATTTTTAGACCAAAAGGTTTAAATACTTTACCTAAAATGTCAGCATTAAAATGGCCGCGATCGTTCTCTATATCTGAAATTGTTTTACGCGAAACACCGACCATTTTGGCAAAAACATCTTGTTTTATACCTAAAACTCCAATTCGAAGATTTTTTAAGGCTTTTCCTTGAGATAGTTGACCAAATATTAGTTGTTTGACTATCGCATTAATTTTCTTTTTTCGTTCTGATGGACTGGTAGTCGTTATATTTTTTGATATTCTTCCTGGAGATGACGATTCCAGCATCAGAGTTGACTCTGTACCGTGAGAAGGACGGTGATTTTCAGAAACACTTTGAATATTTCCTTTTTTCATTCGAGCGATAACATCTTCTACGCTTTCAGCTTGAATATGATCAGTATTACTCATAAAAGTCCCCATTTTTTTATCTTTTCAGGTATAAACTTCAAACCAATGGCTGGCATATTTGTTATTTGCTCTGGCGCACCTCTGCTCTCCAACCGCTCTTGAAGACCTAGACATTTTTTAGCCGTATTTCGAAGTTCCATAAGCAAAACGTCGCTCGGCACAAGATCTGATAGAGATTCTGCAATACCAAAAAAGTCATACTCACCACCAACTTCTAATGGTGATTTCCATTTTGTAGATCGAGGAATACCTTCGGGATCTGCTTTCATGGGTGCAAAATCATAAATAGGAGAGAGTTTAATAAAACCGTCACCTTTTAGAAAACATGTATTTCGGCCATGATTATCACTATTACCGAATAATATGTTCAGCAAATCTCTTTTTACCCATTCAATAACGAAAGCCTGAATATCAAAAATAAAACCATGTGTTTTTACTGTATGACTTTGCGTTATTTTTTTAATCAAATCTCTAATTGTTGTTTCATGATCGAGAGTAACGCCAGGCCCTATACCTAAGATGGAATACACTGATTCCATACCAAATCTTGATATAGAAGGATCAGGGCTCTCACCATATATCACATCAAATCTTGGTAACCATAAAGATGGATATGTTAAGCCTTCTTCAAGTCGCATATTTTCTACGGGAATAGTATCGAATCCCATAGCAGCTAGTTCATGGTAGTAATAATATTCAGCTCTAAGGATATTACAATCAACAAGGCTTCGAGTACCGCGAGGGTACTTAACAAGATAGTGTAAATCTTTATTAGTGTTATCGTTCTGGTACGAGTCAATCCAGATATTTTTGGAATCAACAGATTTAGCTCGTTCTACAGAGTAACGAAGTAAAAGTTTAGGAGCTTCACCACCTGCACCTGTAGCACCACCTGCTGCAGCTCCTCTATGCTGAGCGTAATCGAGGAAGTCACCCGCTCTATTCTTTACATCATCGATAGTAAAGAAAAGTGTACCAGATATATGATCAGGCTTAGGTAATGAATCTTTAACTCTTAGATTACCGACTGGAGCCATTGTTCCAAATTTGAGTAATATGAAATTTTGTTGTCCAGAACTCAATTCACCTATATTGAGGCGATTAACCCAGTATCGTCTACTCGCGCCACTAGGCATGATATCGTCTAAAAATTTCAACCAGCCGGGTCTACCGTCATCATCAAAGAAGAAAGATACAGGATAATTTATAGAAACGGCATGAATATCATCTTTATCAAAATGCTCTAATGCATATTCGCTAATATAATTTAATTCAGTTATTCGATAGTTTTTCGAATCACTTTCAGGAAATGAAATGATTGCAATATCGAGCCACTTTTCGTTTAGAAAAGCTTGTATAGTCAGTTCTTCCACAGCAGACCCCTAATTTACCTAATGTGTAAAATGATACTCATAAAATGGTTTTTTTTCAATTAATGAGTATTTTAATACGCGTAAATAGCTTTATTTTGATTTAATGAGTGTTTTTTTACTCATTACATTTTGTTGGATATTTAGATGAAATAGAAAGGAGTCAATATGCGGAGTAGTGTCATTCAGTCAGTAAAGGACGATTTAGGCTATGCTAATTTAATGGAATTAATACGTGACTTTGTCCCTGAAATGTCCTAGGTGATAAGTAAAGTCATTTAGCTATTTTATATCAAATAGTTAAAAGTGGTGTATTAGAGCCAATCCAGTATAAGCTTGGTTCGTTGGTTTTTTTCATAGTTTTCCCAAAAGCCGTTGGCTCAATATCAAGTTACCGCAATCAATGACACGCTGCATAACAACTTAATATTATCTTAAAGCAATACGTTATAAAGCTAAGTATCCCGTAACAGACCTAATAGAGGCAAGTTTTTAGGGAAAATAAAGCGTCCCCATCGTCATTCTCTACAGTGAATGCCCAACTCTCTCGCCATTCTCTACACTGAATAGTAACTCCCCGTCATTCCCTACAGTGAATGCCCGCGAGGGCGATAGGGAATCTACTATCCGCGTGTTGTAGGGGTTATTAGTAGTGGTATCGTTATTGCTGTAAGAGCAAGTTCATTATTGAAAAAAAGGACTTAGACCGTATTAAAAGACAACACGTAGGTAAAGCACCTGAAGTCGGAACCCGAGTACCAACGTTTTCAGAACTCAGCAAAACCCATCCCCAATAAGACGCCCAATCCCAACTAAAGCAAGGGCGATATTAGAGCGAGTAATGGCTACTTATGATGATGTGTTGTTCCCTGGTGGTGATCTTGATAAGCCTATAACCATTTCAGCGGCTAACCGCTATATCCGCCGTATAAGGGATGGTTTACCTATTGAAGATTGGCGTACCCATGATTTTAGACGTTCGCTATCCACCGGTGCATCAGAATTAGGTGTAATGCCACATGTAGTAGAGAAGATGCTTGGCCATGAGCTTGGTGGGGTATTAGCGGTTTATAACAAACATGATTGGTTGAAAGACCAGTTAGAAGGGTATGAGCTGTATGCTGATAAGCTAGATAGTTATTTGCTGTAGGTTTGTTCTAAAAGAAATGTTAGATAATGTGAGGTGTGAGAGTATATACAATATGACTCAATATGTTTTTATTTTGTATAGCAATAGGTAACTGATAGAATAACCAAAGTTTTTCTTCTTTAGTTGAAAAATTGAATGATATTTATTGTGTGAGTGACTTGGAGTATTCACTGTGATCATAAAAAATCTAAGAGTAGAAGAAGGTTTTTTCAATAATCTTGATTTAGAATTTTCAAATGGCTTGAATGTTTTAGTTGGCGGGCGTGGTGTTGGTAAAACTTCAGTTATTGAATTACTTCGATTTGGATTAGGTGCAGATAATTTAATTGGAGAAGGGAATAAATCTTCAGCAAATCATGCCCTGTCGATATTGCAATCATCAGGAAGAGTAAGTATAGATCTTGAGTTACCTTCAGGAGAAGAGATAAATGTTACTAGATCTGCTCAAGATAATATACCTCTAACTGGATCGACATATATAGCCCCTATTATTTTTTCACAAAAAGAAATAGAAACTATTGGTGTGACTAAAATTGGACGTCTATCTTTAATTGATAGTTTTATCCCTGAATTAAAAGATACAAATTTTAAGATTAATGAATTAAATGTTATTTTGAGAAGTTTATCTGCACATTATTATGCAGTAAAGCAAGAGTTTAATGATATTTCAGATAAAACAACAGGGCTGGAAAATCTTAAAAATAGAGAATTAGAACTCCAAAAAAAGAATGATTATTTACAGGAAAATAATCATAAAATCAAAAAAAATCAAAATGAAATTTCTATTATTCAGAAAAGTCTAGCAAATTATTCTGTCCAACTTCAAAATATAGCCATTACTCGTAAATTTTTCGAAAAAAGAAAATATGATTTAGAGTCAATAGCATCAGTTAATAATAATTATATAGCACTTGATTCGGAAGATAATCAAGAGTTAATGTTATTATTAAAAGATCGATTAGATTATGATAATAAATTATTTAAATATTTACTTGATAATAACGACGCTAGTTTGGTTGAGATTGATAATTTTATTAGTGAAATTAATCATAAAAAAGTAAATCTTGAAATAGAAGCACGAAAAACACGAACACAAGTTGATAATTTTACCGAAGGAGCAGGAGCGACATTAAGTGAACTTGGAAGAGTTAGAGAGCAACTTGCACAAATTTCTAATTATTCAAAAATAGCAAAACAAAAAGATGAACAGTTAAATAATATTTATCAACAGATGCAAGATAAATTATTAGAAATTTATAATCTTAGAGATGATATTTAT